CGTATACTGGCCAAGGCACTGTGACGTTGTACAATCATAGAGAAGCTCAAAAACAAAGTTTGAGCAAGGCGCTGAAACCAAGGGCAGATTTATAATGGAACATTTTTATGATGGGCAAATAAGACGTTACATCACACAGGTAATACGTGTGTTCAGTAACTTTGTGGTCAAATATGGCGATGGCACACTGGTGAGAATTCCAGTAATGTATGGCAACGCTGACAGACAAGCAGCCAGTATTATCCGCAACAACTCAGAAAACAAAGTCAATAGTGTTCCCAGAATTGCTGTGTATGTGACTGCATTGGCATTAGATAGAGATAGATTGTCTGATTCATCGTTTGTTAGTAAAGTACATATTCGTGAAAGAGATGTGAACAACAGCGGCGAATATACTCACGGCCAAGGACGTAATTATACAGTTGAACGGTTGATGCCCACACCGTTTAAACTGACGTTAAAAGTAGATATTTGGAGTGCCAACACTGAACAAAAACTTCAGATCATGGAACAGATACTGGTGTTGTTTAACCCCAGTTTAGAAATTCAAACATCAGACAATTATATAGACTGGACCAGTCTAAGTGTGTTGAATTTAAATGACATCAATTGGTCCAGTCAGACTGTTCCTATTGGGGCAGAAACTCCTATCGAAGTCGGAACACTTACTTTGGATACTCCCATATGGATCAGTCCTCCAGTCAAGGTAAAACATCTTGGAGTTGTTACTGCAATTCTTGCCAGTATGTTTGGTAACTCCACAACCAGCAGCACATACATTGAAGGACTGGGCTCTGATCCAATTGAAGCCACGGTGGTAACAAGCCTCAGTTTATTTACTACAGGTAGCACTGTTGGCGGTTATAAAATTGAAGTATACGGACCCAGTGTAATATTGCTGGGTGCTACTGAAAATGTTGTGCCTAGTGGCCCAACTTTAGATATACCTGTTAGACAGGGTACACCTATCAGCTGGAATGAGTTTTTTGCCACAGCTGGCGGAAAATACACAGCTGGTAGCAGTATGATTTTTCTTTCTCAAACCAACGGTAGTTATATTGTGGGCACTGTTGCTATTAATGCGCTGGATGACACAGTGTTAAGTGTGAATTGGAATGCAGATACATTAACTACAAACACAGGTATTGACAGCAACGGAATACTGGAGGAAAATACCGGATATAACTTGGCAGGCAGTTATAGACCCAATAGTCCTGGTACCTTTGATGCAATTGTTAACCCGCAGACATACAATCCATATCGTCCATTGGGTACAGAAATAAGCAATCAAACAATTGCAGCTGGCAAAAGATTTTTAATTATAGAAGACATAGGAGATATCACCAATGTGACTCCTGCGCAGGCCTGGGGTGCATTGGTGGCAAAAGCCAACAATATTATAGAATGGACTGGAACTGCATGGCATGTGATATTTGATCACAGTCAATATTCTGACACCATGGTGTGGCAAACTAATATATACACTGGAGTCCAATACTTGTGGAATGGTGTTTCATGGGTCAAGAGCTTTGAAGGTGTATATGAGTCTAGTAAGTGGAAAATAGTATTGTAAAAGAATCCATAGTTTGCAGTGGTGCATTGTTTTATGCCAAGGTCACACGACGATTTTTACTATTACAAAAAGCACATGGTAAACATGAGGGCACTTGGGGCTTGGTAGGTGGCACCAATATTGCTGGAGAAACTCCGTGGCAAGGTCTACAGCGAGAAATAACTGAAGAAATAGGCACATTGCCCACTGTCATCAAAACAATTCCTTTAGAAACTTTTGTGAGCAATGATAGAGTGTTCAATTTCCACACGTACTTGTGCGTGATAGACAATGAATTCTTACCCTTGTTGAGTGACGAGCATCAAGGTTGGGCCTGGACCACTGTGGATCGTGCTCCTAAACCCTTGCATCAAGGCCTACGCAATAGTTTTTCAAACAAAATTATTCGCACCAAACTACAAACTGTGTTTGATCTAGTGGATTTGATCTAACAAAAAAGCCGCATGTAGCGGCTTTTTGTTGATTAAGCCTGCGCTTCACCCCAACGCAGCACCACGTTGGCGGTAACAGCTGAGCCAGCTGTTTTGTAAATGTTAATGGCCAACACATCTGGACCGTTTGGATATGTGCCTCGGCCACCAATAGTGGTGTTGGTCAATTCTTTCAACTGACTCAGGTCCAAATTACTCAGTGCTCCAGATGTTGCAATGAATGAAAACACAGTTTCACCCGGCAGTGCATATGGTGGCTGTCCAAAGCCAAATGTAACTTGTGTTGTGCCGGGAATAATAGTTACACCGTTGTTTAAATTCTGTGTAAATGTTACTCTGTAATAATTGGTACCAAAGTATGTGGGATTGGTCACGCCGTTCACGTTGGTACCAGCTGGGTAGTTGACATCAGTTGAATACACTTGCGTACCAATTGTGGCAGTTGTGGCAGACCACTCTGCTGCACTGAAGAACAACACAGATGTATTGGTGACATTGTAGCGTCTAGTAACTGTCAGTGTGGTGTCTCCAGCTGTGTTGCCAAGGAATCTGCTGCTGATTTGTATATAATAGTAACTGCCGCTTACACCGATGAATTGAATCTGATTGCCTGAAGTGGGCACGTTTGAGCCTGTCAAAAAATCGCCCACAGCTAGCCCGCTTGTTTGATAACTTGCATAATCTGTATTTGTTACAAATATGTAATTGACATCGCTTCTGACTGAATTGGCTCCAAACGGAGCTGCACGAGCTGTGATAGAACCAGTTGGAAACGCTTGAGTTGTGATGGCAGTGCCTGTAACAGTTGCACCAGTGCTCCATGTCACACTACCACCCGGAGCAATTTGACTAAAACTGGGCTGGCCGCCAGCCGCTTGAGTACTTAAACCAGTCCACTGAATGTTGCTGGGGTTGGTTGGATAGTTACTGGGATTCAAAATACCCTGAATAACAATACCACCCGTTGCTCCACTGTCCACAGCACAGTCAATATTTTGTAGCAACAATTGCGCACGATTTAACAACTCTCTGTCGCCTAAATCACCCACTGTGGCATTACTGACACTGGGAGACAAACGTAACAAGAATGCTGTTTGAATTGTGCTGGATACACTGATGTTGGTACCAACATAGTTGAACAAATATCCTCGGTCTTGGTCAAATCCACCGTCAGTCATAAATGCTGAGCCCCAATGACTGATGTTTGGTGTGGCTGTTTGTGTTAACAAATACAGTCCAGTATTGGTTGGTTGGGCACCACCTGTTGTGCCCTGGAATGTTCTGTTGATGCCCGATGCAAATACTGAATAGCTGGTGCCTCGAACGCACCCTGTGAATGATGTTGATGTTTTTCCAGTGTACTGAATAATTTCACCTTCTTGGTAAAGCACACCAGCCGGTGGAAATAAACTGGTGTCACCTACTGATAACACAGTGTCGTTGGTGGTACACGGAGCACTCAACAAAGTTCTAGGACCTTCGTTGATGACTTCATAACGCACTGGCATGTTGCCTGAACGCATGTATGCTTCAGTATTCACGTTGCTGTGTTTTACACGATGCACTGTGATGTAATTACCGTCGGGTCCACGCAACATCCAGTCAATAAATCCAGCGCCGTACCAAGTCCACTGTATCCCCACCATTTGCATTTTGTTTGGATTGAACAAAAATCCACTGGGATTGAACACGCTGTTGGTGCCATCACAACGATCCAAGTTCCATGTGTTCTGAGGATTTAAAAAGTCAATTGTTTTGGCTGCTTTAACACCACTTTGCGATGAGACACCGCGGTAGTCTGGTGTAACATACATCAGCGTGTCACTTACCACGTTTGATATTTTGTGTGTCATGCCCTTGATAACAATACGGTCGCCTGCAGCCACTTGGGTTGAAAATCTAGTGTTGGTTCCAGTCACAGTATTGCTGTCAGGTGTCACTGATAATGTGCCTGCCAGTTGGAATGTGCTTGATCTGTAACCCACTCCAATAGTTGTGCCGTCATATTGCCAATATTGTCCGTTTTGTTCATCAAATGTGCCAGCACGAACTGTGGATCCGTACCAAGAAATTAAACTAACTTGGCAAGGATCGCCAAACAAAGCTGTGGTATGGGCCAGTACACCAGTTGCTGCAATGGTAAATGTTCGCTCATCAGTCACACTGGCCACATTGTAAAATCCGTTGTACCCACTTGATGTCACACCACTAATTTGAACATAAGCTCCTGATTGGAAACCATGATCTGTATCGTCTGTGGAAACGGTAATTGTTGCACTGTATGTGACAGTGGCATTGACCAATGTTGTTGTTGGTGCAGCAGAAACGGTAATAGTGCCTGCACTGATTCCAGTAATGGTTGTGCCTCTTGCAAATGCTCCAACACCAGATGTTACCACAACCGATTGCCCTGTCACTAGACCAGTTGTGCTGCCCACAGTGATAGTGGTTGTACTGCCAGCACAACCAGTTATCACTCCGTAAGTCAATGCAGGAGATGCAACTAAACTTCTTATGTCATAACTGGGTGCCAGTAGTAAACCAGTGTTGTAGTTGATGGCTTTGCCTGACTGATAACGTATGTATTTTTTACTCATACGTATTGCTTGCAAACCATATTGCGGACCACCTGTGCCCAGCATGACTCCTCCGTCAAAAGGTCTATGTATGTAAAATGCATCAGGTCTAGCATATACTGCGCCATTCATTGCGGTACCAGTGTCAATAGTTCCAGCTGATCTAGCTGTGTAGGTAATTGTGTTCAAGGACACAACTGTTTCCACAAAGAACGGACCCTGTGCAAATCCGTGATTTGAACCTGTACTGGTAATTGTTGTTAATATAGTTTGTCCTGCTACCAGTCCGTGAAAGGTAGCAAATGTCACAGTGATGGTTGACGGGCTGCTGGCATTGCTCACTGAGAAAGTGGGAACACCAATACTGGAACCAGTATACAAGCCACCTTTGCGCACAATGGTGTAGGCAGCACTGATAACATCGCCACTATTTACGCCGGTCTTTGATTTGGCATAGTAAGTGAAACTGTTAGGTGTGGGCACTGTGTTGACAAAAAACGAACCTTCTGCTCGACTGAATCCCAAAATGGTGTTTAGATAACCCTTGACTGTTACTGGTTGACCTGCTACCAAACCATGCACTGCCAGTGTGTTCACTGTGATCAAACTTGCACCCACTCCACC